TTAGACCATGGTGTAAACTTTGGTGGTGGTCTTAATCTATTCGGTGGATTTGATGAGAAGCTTAAACAAAGAGTAGATAATTTTTTAGCAGCTGATAAGGTTTATTCGCTTGATATAGATATGCCAGAATATGGTAACATGTTAGCCAAGAGAAAAGATGTAGAGGATAAAGCGTGGTGTGCTCGTGTTCAACAGAAATGCGACAATGCACAAACATTACTATCCACTGATCTTGATACACAATGGCTGACAATAGGTGATTCTCATACAGCAGCGTTTGCCCCACCAGGAAGTATGGTGATTAAGACTAATGGTCTTACACTAAACGGCCAAATCAAATCTAACTTTCAATACGTAACAGATCATATAGCTAAGTGCAATAACCTACAAGGTATCACATTAAGCTTTGGTAATATAGATGTGAGACATCACTTATGCAGATTACATATTGATCCAAGAGATATGTGGATAGATCTAAAAAGGTTTGGTGATAGCTTGCCAATTCCAGTAGAATATTCTGTTCCATGGCCTATAGAGTTTGAAGGCAGAAGATTACCAAAGACTGGTTACTATAAAGGTCAACCATTTTGGGGATCATACTATGAAAGATCACAAATGCTTGAAAGAATCTTTGAGACTATGGATATGATTAGTATGAATAGAGTTTTATATCCAATGGAATGGTTAAAGATGAATCCAGAAGAATTTGCTAAAACCAAAATGGAAGGTACAAGCTCAGTACACATATCACCAGAAGTATATAGACGAAAAGATTTCGGTCAGCAGTATGTACTTCCGATATAATTATGATATAATATATACATAAATTAAATAATGAAGGAGTAAATAAATGGGCATAATGGATCGTTTACAGAAGAACTCACGTATCAAAGAGTCTTCGCAACTTGACAAAAGCAAGTTGTTTTCTGATAAGGACATGGTTCCAACACCTGTCCCAATGATTAACGTTGCACTATCAGGTGACCCAGACGGTGGTCTGAGTTCAGGTTTAACAGTATTGGCAGGACCATCGAAGCATTTTAAGACTTCTTTTGCCTTGTTAATGGCAGCAGCTTACTTAGATAAGTATGACGATGCTGTTTTGTTATTCTATGATTCAGAGTTTGGTAGCCCGCAACAATACTTTAAGTCGTTTGGTATAGACACTTCGAGAGTTCTACATAGCCCCATTACTAATGTAGAAGAACTGAAGTTTGATCTAATATCCCAGTTAGAGAATATCGAACGCAAAGATAGAGTCATTATTATAATTGATTCTATCGGTAACCTAGCTTCTAAAAAGGAGCTGGAAGATGCTATGAATGAAAAGTCAGTAGCAGATATGTCGAGAGCGAAAGCCCTCAAAGGTCTATTTAGGATGACAACACCCTATCTAACAATGCGCGACATACCGTTGTTAGCAGTCAACCATACATATCAAGAAATCGGCTTATTCCCTAAAGCAGTCGTTTCCGGTGGTACAGGTATATACTACTCCTCAGATAATATCTGGATCATCGGACGTCAGCAAGAGAAGAAGGGAACAGAAATTTTAGGATATAACTTTGTAATCAATGTAGAAAAGTCAAGGTTTGTCCGTGAGAAGTCTAAGATTCCTATTGCAGTTACATGGGAAGGTGGTATTGAAACCTACTCAGGTCTATTAGATGTTGCATTAGAAGGTGGATATGTTGCTAAGCCTACAATTGGTTGGTACTCAAAGGTTGATAAAACCACTGGTGAGATAGAAGATAAAAAGGTTCGTGTTGCTGAAACACTTAAGGAATCTTTCTGGACACCTATCTTTGCTAACACAGACTTTAAACAATATCTTAAAGATAAATATGAAGTAGGTCATGCCGAAATGATTAAATCAAACCCTGAAGATTTGGATATTTAATGCAGATAGAAACATTAATCTTACGTAACCTAATGTTAAATGAGGATTACACCAGAACGGTGATTCCTCATTTGAAAACTATATACTTTGAGAATCCATATAGAGATGTCTTTAATGAGATTGTTGGCTTCGTGAATAAGTTTAATAAGTTACCAAGTGCTGATGCGTTGAGTATAGAACTAAGGAATAATCCTAAGATAGGATCTGATTCATTAGCTCTTATACCTGAGATCAGTAAACCAGATACAGAACAAACCCAAGAGTGGTTAGTTGAGAAGACTGAGAAGTGGTGCCAAGACAGAGCAATCTACTTGGCAATCATGGATTCAATTAATATTATTGAAGGTAAGCATGAGACATATGACAAGAATGCATTGCCTACAATACTCAGTGAAGCCTTAGGTGTTAACTTTGATATGAGAGTTGGTCACGATTATGTTGATGACTCTGATGGTCGTTATGATTTCTATCATAGGCAAGAAGAACACTTACCATTTGACTTAGAAAAGTTTAACGCAATCACCAAAGGTGGTCTCGTCAAGAAATCTCTTAATGTTGCTTTGGCTGGTACAGGTGTTGGTAAGTCATTGTTTATGTGTCATGTTGCCGCTGGTGCTTTAACACAGATGAAAAATGTGTTATATATAACTATGGAGATGGCAGAAGAAAGGATAGCTGAACGTATTGACGCTAACCTTATGAATGTGCCTATTGACCAGTTAGAGAATTTAAGTAAGGATATGTTTGATAAGAAGATGCATAAGCTTACTGATAAAGGGGTAGGTAAATTGATTGTAAAGGAATATCCTACAGGAGCTGCAAGTGCTATTCACTTTAGGGCATTACTTAAAGAGTTAAAGATCAAACGTGACTTCACACCTGATCTTATTTGTATAGACTACTTGAATATATGTTCAAGTGCACGTATGAAATCTATGGGTGGATCTATTAACTCATATATTATGGTCAAAGCAATTGCAGAAGAATTGCGTGGTTTGGCAGTAGAGTATAACTTACCTATTGTTACAGCTACACAAACCACCCGCTCTGGATTTGGTAACTCTGATGTAGGTTTAGAAGATACGAGTGAATCATTTGGTTTACCAGCTACGGCTGATCTAATGTTTGCACTTATAGCTACTGAGGAGTTAGATAACCTTAACCAGATAATGGTCAAGCAATTAAAGAATAGATACAATGATCCAACCGGTGGTAATAAGAAGTTTGTATTAGGAATTGACAGAGCTAAGATGAGACTGTATGATGTAGAGGATACGGCCCAGACTCTTAATGTAAGAGATGAGCCACCTAAAGTTTCACCAAGATATGATAAAATAGGAGAGGGATTTAATTATGAATAAACTAAAACCGTATATTTCTAGAATGCTGAACAAAGAACATCTAATGAAGATGTCTAAAGTTCAATTAGAGAAGGAAGCTCGGAAACAGGGTGTTGAGTTAGATCGACGTGAGAAGAAGACTGCTCTCGTTGAACAAATATTGGCACTGTGAGTAAGATACATGGCAAGATGTGGGGAGATAGATATCTCCACTTAGCCAAAGAAGTATCTACTTGGTCTAAAGACCCAAGCACTAAAGTTGGTGCTGTAGTTGTTGGAGATCATGGTCAAATATTATCTCAAGGATTCAATGGTTTCCCAAGAGGTATTAATGATAATTCTGCCAGATTAAAAGATAAACAAAAAAAGTATAAATTAGTTGTACATGCCGAGATGAATGCTATATATAATGCTGGTCTTAATGGTATTTCTTTAGATGGATCAACGTTATATGTATATGGTTTGCCTGTTTGTAATGAATGTGCGAAGGGTATTATACAGGTTGGTATAAAGAAAGTTGTTGCTGTTCGACCAAAAGATTATAATACTGATTGGGATGATTCAATAAAGGATGCCCAGGCTTTGTTTAAAGAAGCTGAGGTAATGTATTTAATAAATGTGGAGAAAGATTAATGGGAAAACAAATGATACCCGGAGCTAAGAAAAGAGTAAAGGGTCAACCGAGGTTTGTCAAGGATATGAGTCATAGTACTCATACAGCAAAAAGACATCCTACTTCAAAGAGGGTAAAAAAATAATGTTTAAAGCACTTTTTAATCAAGGATATTCTAAAGCGTTTATGGATAGGATTGAATTCCGCCGTAAGGAATATTACGAAAAACGTAGAATACAAACAATAAGAGCCAATGCTATGAAGATGGCACATAACTGGAGTCATGAGTATCCAACCGGTACTCCATTAGAATATATCAGAGATGATATCATTGAGTGTTGGGAGAGAACTGCAGGTGTTGGTATCTATGCAGGACTTGTTAATAAAGAATCTACTGACAGCCATATGGAAGCAGTACAAACTGTGACTGCACGTGGCACACGGAAAGATCCTGTTGCACAGGCTACAATAAAGAAGTATAAACATGAATGGAGAAATCCACCTGATGAAAATACAGTTCCATACAAAATTGAAAGATAGTATGTACAAACCGCACAAACTATGTTATAATATACCTTTGAATGGAGAAATAAATGAAACATAAAATTATAGGTTTAACAGCGGGTGTATTACTTGCTGCATCATTGTCAGCAATGGCAGACACTATTGATATTAAAGATCATTATCGTGAGATTATATACTTAGAACCATATACGGTTGAAGTATGTAGTAAGCAACAAGTATCAGCAGCGTCTCAAGCAGACATTGCTAATGCAGCATTTTGGGGAGCAATCTTCGGTGCAGTTGTCGGTGATGTAGTAACAGATGGAGATGGTGGTAAATTGCCAGGAGCTGTTATTGGTGGTGCAATCGGTGCGAATAATGCAGCTGCAGAGTCAGGTACAACTACGGCCACGGTATGTAAGACAGAAACACGTAAGAAATCTACATCAGTTAATGAATATTCACACTCAACTATTACATTCTATTATGATGGTAATACGTATGAAGTAGATTTTATTAAGCAATGAAGTTAAAACCTAAATTCATACCATTTGAGAAATGGTCATTCGTAGACCGCAATGATCTAGATACCGAACACTGGTATATACGATTAGAAGGTGGTGAATACCATGATGTCATATATAGATATATGGATGTTAAACTTAATGATACAACTAAATCTATAAATTTCGATTATGAAATTGTAGAATTCCCAATGGAGACACCTCATGGTGATCCGCAATTCAATGAAGCGGCAGGTAATATACTACAGAGTATACTAGCCGATACTATGGAAAAACAGGATTTTGTACTAGGTGCAAAAAATAAGTAATGAACGTAAAAGAAACACTAACCATTCTCTCAGAAGAATGTGCTGAAGTCGTACAGGCTAACTCTAAGTTAATTAGATTTGGCCCATATGATGATCAAAATATAATTGAACTTGAAAAAGAACTAGGTGATGTCATGGCTGTAGTCATGATTTTAGATTACTATGGCTATGTTAGTCTTGGTAATATTCAAAAGAATATAGAGCCTAAACTCCAAAAGCTCAAAAAATATAGTAAAATTAAGAATTTAAATAAAATAATTAAGAATTTATAAATCTATAAATACCTTTATATCTTCAATTTATAAGGGTGTTAATGAAGTCTTTAAAGCTATTCCTCGAGGGAAGAAATGATCCCTCAATCTTTCACGCAGTATTTATGGCAGGTGCTCCTGGCGCAGGCAAATCTTTTGTCTCTGATTGGATGTCTTTAGGTCCACAACTTGGTTATAAAGTAATCAATTCAGATGTAGAGTTTACACGTTATATGAAAGAAGCAGGTTTAACTGATGAGAAAGGAGCAGTTATACTTGACCCTGAACAAGAATTTGAACGTGGTGTAATACGTACAGTTGCAAAGAGACACACACAAGCAAAAACTAACTATGCCATGGTTGGAAGATTAGGTCTTGTTATTGATGGTACTGGTGCAAATGCTTCTAAAGTACAAAAACAAAAAGCAACATTAGAAAAGCTTGGCTATGAAACAGCCATGGTGTATGTTAGTATTCCGTTAGAGGATTCAATCGAATCAGACAGAAAGCGTGGTGAAGAGGGTGGAAGATCTATTGGCCCAGAGCTTGTCACACAAAAATTCAAAGAATTAGACAAGAGTATACCCAAATTAAAGAAATCATTTGGCAAAATGTTTTTTGTGATAGATAATACTGTAAGAGAAAAAACACCAGCCTTAATTCGTAAAGTAGAAAGTGTAATCAAAAAATGGTCTAAACAATTGCCTAAAAATAAAGCAGCAAAAGAATGGATGAAAAATAATTAATGCTAAATTTTAAAGAACAAGTAAATGAAACAACTGGCATGCGTTTAGTCGATCTTCTTCCAAAGAAGGTCAAACGTATGATATACAGAGTTGCACATCAAGACAAATATAAAGGTGCTTTGCTTATGATGAAGCATTTAAGAAAAGATCCTGATGTAATCTCAAGAGGCTTGAGTAAACACCAGATTCAAAGTATTGCTGCTGATCATTTTGGTTTAAATCACAGAGAGTTTGCAAAGATACTTAATCGTCAAACAAGATACGAAGAAGCTCCTCCAGGAATGGCAGACACAGTCAAGAAATTTAAAGCAGATGGGATGGATGACGATATGGCATTTGCCCTTGCTTGGAAAATATATAATAAGAAAAAAGAAGAAGTAGAATCTATAACAGAAGCTTATACAATTGCTTATACAAAACCAGCAGATATTAAACATATAAATTATTCTGATGAACAATTAGGACAAATTGCTGATTTATATGGTAAGGTGAAGAGCAAGCATGCAACACCTTTAATATTCGATACTAACCCAACAAATAAGGTAATTAAATTTCATACTTCTATATTTGATCCAGCTATGGGTGATAAGTATACATCTATAAACATTGTTAAAGGTACTGGCTCAGTATCAAATGTTAAGTCTGTTGAACTTGAAGATTTTGGTATAGCAACTTCTACTCACTTCTTAGAATTCTTTCAAGCTATTGGTTTGTTTATGAATAAACCTTTAGATGAAACTAATTTTAAAACAGAATTAGGTGGACAGTTTATACAAGGTGATTTTAAGATACGTAACTATATTAAAAAGTGGGATAAGTTTATAAATTACTGTGAGCAAGATAAAGACATTCAAGCAGATGTTATTATGTTAGTGAATGGATCTCACTATTATCGCAAAAAAATAGATGTTACAAATCCATATGTAATTTGGACAGGCATTGATAAATACTATACAGCATTAAAACAGAAAGAAGGTATTGAAGGTGATATTAAAAAAAATACTGCTGATTGTGTTCTTATTAATGGTACACCTGATAAGTTATATGCAGCATTGAGTGGTAAAGAACCAATTGTTACAGATGATGATACTGGTAAACTATCATGTGATGGCGTTGATTGGTATCAAATATCTTTAAAGAAAGAAGAGGGTGGAGCCAAGCTTGGTAAGATAACTAAATTTATAAAAGGTAATTATGCACCTGACCAAAGTAATTGGGACTTAGCAAAGATTAATGACTTGTTTAAAGAAAATATGTCTGATCAGGATATTGAAAATCTGATTATAGAAGGTTTCTTTGGAGACATTGGTAAATCAATGGCAAAATTAGGTAAAGACCAATTTGATAAATTCAAAAAGGCTGCAGCATCTATTTTACAATTCGGTAAAAAATTATTTAATAAAATGACAAAGCTAGGAAAGAAATATGAAAAGGATGTATTTAAAGATATAGAGAGACTTACAAAGAGAAGTAAATTCCTTAAAGAAGGTACACTTAATGAGAAAGCAAGTCAAACAGATCAGTTGAGAGCTATCGTTAAAGACAGAATAATAAGAAATAAATATGAAAAGGTAATTCTAAATGAATTCAATAATATTACTACTGCTGAGAATGATTATGTACAGATAAGAATAAATAAAAACCCTAAATTTGCAATTACTAATGACTCAATTAATTTCTTAGTGAGTAATATTATATCATTCCAACTTATAAATGATATGATTTTAGATGTAAAGCAGAATGGTATCAATGTTCTTAATGACTTAAACCAAAGTATGTCTATGGGTGATACAAAGTTGCCAGTAGTAAAAGTTTATGGTAAAGCAGATGGAGCCGACTTTAAAGTTATTACGGTTGGCTCAATAAGTCAGACTAATCCCATACTTGATGACAAACAAGTTTCTATTTTAAAGGTTCTTGTAAATCCTCATAACGAATATTGGACATGTAATGCATGGATATTTGCTGAGATGACTAATGATGGTGTATCAAAGTACAATAAGATAGCATTTAAGAAGAGTGGTTCCGCATCATTCAATTATAATATTGAAGGTACATCAACTATTCCAGAAGATAAAATTAAAGGATTTTAATGAATCTAAAACAACACATATCAGAAGCAAAGAATACTCATATGACTCACATTGAAGATATGGTTATAGACGGTGGTGTACAAGGTGCAAGGTCAGCTATCTTTGCCCTACGCGATTTAAGAGATATGTTAGCTGGTCATACGAATGATACTAAACAGGTAACGGTTAAATGGGATGGTGCACCAGCAGTATTTGCTGGCGTTGACCCGAGCGATGGTAAATTCTTTGTTGCAAAGAAAGGAATATTCAATAAGAATCCTAAGGTATATAAGAGCGTTAAAGATGTAAAAGCCGATACCTCAGGTGATTTAGCAGCAAAGCTCACGATAGCATTTCAAGAATTAAGTAAGCTTGGTATAAAGAAAGGAGTCTACCAAGGTGATATCATGTTCACTAAAAAAGACTTAAAGAAAGCAACAATTGATGGTGTGAAGTATGTAACTTTCCACCCTAATACTATAGTATATGCAGTACCTGTAGAAGCAGCGCAAGAGATTATGAGAGCGAAGATCGGTGTAGTG